TTAATCTTTTTTACATCTCAACATATGACTATTTATTTCTTTTAAACTTGCTTTAATTTCTTGCAAATCTGATTTAAAAGCATTTTCTATTTTTTCTATCTTTTCTTCTATAATTTTATCTTTTTCATTACTCCAATTTTCAAATGCTTTTCTATGTTCATCATATACAATTTTATCTAACTTTTTATCAATCATTTCTTCTAGTCTCGCATTATTCTTTTCAAATTTTTTATCTAAACTTGAAATTATACCCCAAATAAACCCAACAATACCTAGTATACTCCCAGCAAATGCTAAGTGCTCTTGTGTTAAAGATATCATAAATAATATTACTCCCCTTTCCTAAAATGGCTAGCTCCAAAGATTCTAACCATTCTATACATTAAATTCCTTTTTATGGATCCCACTCCACATTCTTTCATAATCTCTAAGAATATCTTATCAGCTTCTTCTCTTGTAACATCAATTTTACATTGATTTGAATATAACCAATCATGAACAACTGCTGCTCTCCCATGTTTACCGTATGAATTTATTATGTTTCTAAATATTCTAGGTACTGATGCATAATCTGTTCTAAAACCTTTTGGGACTGTAACAAGTCCCTTAGATGTTCTATAAGTATAATCTTCTAAAACTTCCCAATATTTGTCATCTATTGGAGTTGTCTTTAATTCAGTTATTTCCATAATTTAAACCTCCTTATCTTCTAAATTGAACATTATCAGCTGTTCCTAGTTGAAAATGTACAGAGTCTTTTTGCTTCCAATTTCCTCCCCATACTATTCCATATTTATCAATAAGCCCTTTACTTTTAGCAACATCATAAATAGCTTTATAATATTTATAATCCCATTTAGCGACTGTCTTTTCTTTTTCTTCACCAGTTTTCTTATCTATGTATTTTTCTTTTTCCAAAATAGCTATATCAACAGCATATCCATAACCATCAATTTTTACTTGGTGTTTTGATTTTAATTTATAACCATCGCACCAACTAACTTTTTGTTGCTTGTTACCATTGCTATCAACTAAAATTGTTCTTCCTTTTTGATACTCACGATTTTGCTCTTCGGCAGTTCTTACACCACAAGTAATTTTAAAATCATATGGAGACTCTTTTATAAGTTCTTTCATAAAATTTACAACATTTGGATGAACTCCATTTAATTTTTCTAAACTATTTTCAGATAAAACAAACATATATACCTCCTTAAAAAATGACCTTCTGAGAAGTCGTATAACACATTTTAAAAGAGGTAGCTATACTAAACTACCTCTACTTTTTTAATTCCATTCTATTTTTTCTAAATCTTCAACTGTCTTAGCTTTTTCAATTTCAATAAATATTGCTGTATATTTATTTTGAGCAGTTATAACTTTTAAAATCCATTTAAGATATACTTGATTTATATCCCCTAAACTTATATCAGCTACAGAGTTATCTTGAAGTCTCCATTTTGTATTTAAAGATTTTAAGAACTCTTTTAATTTTCCTGATTTTATCACATTTTTTAACTTTTCTTCTAAATCTGGAGTAACAGTAATTTCTAAATCACGTAAAGCTTCTTTTAAAATTTCTATATCTGTTGTTTCTGAAGCTATGTCTAATGCTATTTTTACTCTTATGAAATTAATTTCATCATAATCTCTCATTTGAAAAACTTTTCCTTTATATTCAAAACTTCCAAATAGTTTTTCTAGTAAGACAGCTTGAAACTTATGTTTAAAAGTTTTCTTTACTCCATTCATATCAATATCCCATTCATGAGAAATTGGATTCCAAGTATGATATGATGTGGGTTGAGGTATAGTTATAAGTTTCTTATTTTCTATATACTCACCTTGATTTAATTGAACTTCTATTCCTTCTTCAATCAACTCTTGTCTTGTCATCTCTCTTATTGAGTTGGTTGAAGGATCATAGGTTGCATTTTTAAATGCTTCGTTTCTTTCAACAACTATATAATTATTTGGATCTAACTCAGGATAATCTAAAAATAAATTGTTATCCATAAAGTTTTTTACTTCATCAGCAGTTAAATTTACAGTGAATACAACTTGTGATTTTTTATCTTTTGTGTAGATATAAAACATATTTTTTCTCCTTTCTTTTATATAAAACACTTAAAATATTCCTAATTTTTTTCTTTGTAAAATAAGTGAGTTCCTTATCTCTATAGGAGTTGCTTTCTGTATATAATGCTTACTTGTTACTGTACTGCTAACATGATTTGCATAACTAGAAGCAAGCCCTAATCCTCCCAAATTATTTATAAGATTTATTGATGTTTTTCTAAGTGTATGAGGATATAAATCAGAAATATCCAAAATCAATCCCATTTTCTTTACTCTTTGCCGTATAGTTCCTTGACTCATCTTTCTATACTCATTTCCATATTTTGTTATAAATACCCATTCAGAATCTATCTCTTTTTCTATCCTTGTATTTATCCACTCTTGTAGTAATTCTTTGCATTTATCAAAAAAGAATACATTTACAATATAACCTTCTTTTTCTTTAACCTCTTCAAAGAAACCTTCATCTAATCTAAGTTGCTCAATTTTTAAATTCTGAATAGCACTTATTCTGCAAGCACTATCCAAAAATAATTCCCATAATATTTGGTCCTGGATATCATATTTCTTATTTTGAAATTTCATAACAAGCCTAACTGTTAATATCTGCTCGGCATTTAAAAAGTAGCTTTTTCTAATTTTATCTTTATCAGTAAACTTCAACTTATCTAGTTTATCTGTGAAAGGATGAAATTTTATTTTATTTCTTCTCACACACCAGGAATAAAAACTACTAATTGCAGTAACTTTATTCATCAAAGTTCTTTTACTGTTGCCCTTATTTCTACAATAATTACGATATTTTTCTATTATCGAAGGCATATCTTTCAGGGTATCTTTTCCTAACAAAGCCTTATTTTTATAAGTATCTTCTAACCAAATTAGAAACAACTTAAAATTATTAATATAAGTTTTGTAAGTTGTATTCCATGTATCCCAATTATTTGCCTTACAACTTTCTAAATACTCCAAATAAATTTCACTATTTTCTTTTTTAAATTTCCTTAACATTATTTCTTCCATAATGCACCTCCTAAAAATTGTTAGGTACATTATATAAAATAAAAGTGAATAGATTGGAAAATCTAATCAAAGTTGATACAGGTATAACTGGTGAATATACAAATGTTAATGGATATACTTTTACTTTTCCTAAAAGTTATAAAAAAGTTTTAGGAGTTTCTATAAATGTCTACAAAACTGGAACAGCTACAACACTAGAAAATGTATATATAATCGGTTTCAATAATACAAGTTTTTCTTTTATAAAGGACTGTGTAGATACTAATAGGGCAAACACTATAAAAGTTGCTTATACTGTTTTCTATATTTAATTCTAAATTCTACCGATTAAAAGTACAGTAAAACCAGCATTTACATTAGAAACTTGAAATGTTTGTGCTGATGAATTATACCAACCAACGACAGGTTGCCTATTTGTAGAATACAAATCTCCATTATTATCTTCTAAAGATATGTAAACTCCATCTTTAAAAGTAACAGGAGATTTTATTGTAGTTTTAGCATAGTCGGTGATAACTCCAATATTCATAGAGCACATTATAAAATCACCTATTTTGGTGATATATGATGTGCAACTACTTACATTAGTCATATCTGTTGTTCCAGTCTCAACTCTATGAGTGATTAAATTTTCCATAGCGGAAAGTTAGATTATTTTATACAGAACTTTTAGAAACAGTAACACATTGACCAGATAATTCAATGTTATTAGTTCCAGATAAAACTTTAGGATAAAACTTAATTTTCCTATTTGTTGTATCTAAATGACATTCGCTAACTTCTCCGCCATATCCACCACTACCATTTGCGGCTGAAAATATCATAGCAACTGTATCTTGACAAAACCAAGGTGGTATATTTGAAAAAATTGTTTCATAAGTGTTAGGTATAGTAATATTTACAAAACGCACTATTCTAATGCATCCTAATGCAATTAATGAAAATGTAGCTGTAGTATTTTTGTTACTTGTTATTGTTATAATTTCCTCTTTATATTTATATAAATTTTCCAATCTCTTTCTATTTTCCCATATTGAAAGCTCCTCAAATTTTACATCAGGAACACTGATTCTTCTGTTTTGAGTTTCTTTACAGATATAAAACTTCTTGTTTGCTGGAAAATAATAAATATTTCCTTGTATAGCCTCATTTAAAGGAAATTTTCCATCTTCTTTACCGAGTGCAGAAACTACTCTATCATCTATTTCTAATGCTGTTCCTTTATAGCCACCATTTTGTGTATAATTTTCTTCAAGGTATTCTTTATTAATCCAAGTGTTTTTTCCACTCCAATTTATTATAGTTGCATCAGAATTTGTTACTTCCATTCTAATATCTATTTCAAATGCTATCACACTATCAGTTTTGGCTGGAATATACTGAGCATTATCTTCATTACAATACCAATACAAACAACCATTCGAAGTACTGTCATTTACATAAATTCCTATCTCTTTCAGATAAAAACCTTGTGTTATATCATCATTAGTTATCTGAATTGTTAAATTAATAGCATTATTTTCTTGTTCTTTTTTTAATATTCTTACATCTTTTTTATATGAAATAAGAGATGTTTGATTCTTTGGATTTTGTCCACTTACTACAGCACCATCTCCTATTTCTACTTTTAAAAATTCTACAGCTAATTCATTTGCAAGCCTAGTTGCTAAATAATCAGCTCCTTTTTTTGTAAGTCCTCTAAAAGCCAT